GAAGCGCGTGTCGATACTATTATCGAGATGTTGCGTAAGTAACACTTATCCCATGGCTCGCAAAAAGGTCATCGACCTAGAAGCATATTCAATACTAGATCAGTACTGCATTGGCTTAAACGAATATTACAAATCATTGCGGCGGGCTGGCTTTGACGTTGAAATGGCCTTGGCGATTTTGCTTGAACCAGCTACTTACCCGGCAACTATCCTTCCTGCACCTAACTGGCTTCCAGAACTTCCCAACCGTATCCCTTATGACGATGACGATGAGGATTAAATTATGGCTATGCGCAGAACAGTGGTCGTGCCAGATCTTCAAATTCCCCTGCATGACTCAGTAAGCGTCAATAATGTTATCTCTTTTATTAAGGCATACCGCCCAGATAGCGTACTTACTTTGGGAGATGAAGCAGACTTCACAGAAATCGGACGTTGGAGCGAAGGAAAGCCAGGCTGGTACGAACAGACACTAGCTGCTAATCGAGACATGACGGTCGATATCCTTTGGCGTTTGGGCGAATACGCCAAAGAGCAACACATGATCAGGTCTAATCACACAGACCGCTTGTTCAATGTAATTATGAATAAGATCCCTGCATTCATGTCTTTACCAGAGTTAAAGTTTGAGAAGTTTATGAAGTTAGACGAATTAGGCATTACTTACCATAAGAAGCCCTACGAGGTCGCTAAGCGCCTTATAGCGGTTCATGGAGACGAGGGTAGTGTGAAGCCTACACCTGGTCTTACAGCCCTTGAAAGCGCCCGCAGAGCGGGTATTTCGACCATCTGTGGTCACACGCACAGAGCGGGATTTTCTCAGTTTTCTGAGTCATCTGGGGGCAAAATCAGCCGCATTATTAGGGGCTATGAAGGCGGACACCTCATGGATACGCGTTTAGCGACTTATACGCGAGGGCAAATGAACTGGCAGCAGGCTTTTATCATTGTTGAGGAAGATGCCAAAGGTCATCAGGTCTCAATTATTAACATTGAGAAGGACGGCACATTCGTGGTCAATGGCCGACGTTATGGACGATCTAGATAACGATATCCGCCGGACAATTGATGACGCGGTTGACGAAGTAGAATTGTTACCGTTTCGTTATATTCAATACCGCAGATCTGTCTGATATTTATGCAACACTTATGCCAAGAAGCTGCGAAGGGCGCAGCAGAAGGGCAATAAATGTCAATACTCCAGTTAATTATCCTAGCCAGTTGGTTCACGATCTTCTTCATGGCTTACAAGATTGGCCATCGAGATGGCTACATCGTCGGACGTCGATCAGTTCGCAAGCACTACGAGAAGCTTGAGAAGGTGCGGGCATGAATGCACGTGATTTCCTCAACGAAGCCAGAGCAACTATCCAAGATCGTGGTCTCGACTACGGACACCCAAGTGACAATATGGCTCGAACAGCAGCCTTGTGGTCGTCTTATCTTGAAATGCCAATTACTGACTATCAGGTCGCAACGTGCATGGCACTTGTCAAAATAGCCAGGAGTATGGAAGGCGCTAAGACTGACACCTATGTCGATCTAGCCGCTTACGTGGCTATTGCCGGACAACTTCACACTGAGGAGAATGAACTTTATGTTTAATCTACAAGATTATGAAACAGTCGAAGAACGCCTAGTTAAGTTTTGGAAGGATCACCCAGATGGTCGCATTGATACTTTATTGGTTGACTCAACGCTTCAGCGATTTATTGTTAAGGCTTCTGTTTATCGAACTGAAGTGGACGCACAGCCTTGGACAACTGGCTATGCAGAAGAAACCGTCTCAACGCGAGGAGTTAATTCTACGTCGGCGCTTGAGAATTGCGAAACGAGTGCGATCGGCCGGGCATTGGCTAACGCAGGCTACGTTACGAAAGGCAAACGCCCGAGCCGCGAAGAAATGTCTAAAGTCAAAGCAGCTGAGCCAAAGCCATTCACCGAGAAGTTAAACGATCGCATAATCACTGAGGTCGAAAATGATCCTTGGACTGTTAAGGCGGTCGCGCCAGCACCTAGCGCAGCTGAGGCTGTTGCCTTGGTTCAGGATCGATTGGGCGCTGTCAAGATCGATAAAGACATTCCACATTGCCGTAACTGCCATGATCATAAGCCGATGACATGGAAGACAGGTGTTAGCAACAAGAACGGCAAGCCTTGGGCTAACTTTAACTGCTTCGCCTGCAAGGACGTCATTTGGTACAACTTGGCGGCAGACGGCACTTGGAAGGTGCGTGAGGGTCAATGAGCGGCTTACAGTTTCTCAACCAAGATGGCGAATGGGAGAAGTTTCCAACCGATGACGAATTATATGAAAAGGCACGCCAGCGAGAAGCTCTCAATGCGCTGCAAGTTAGGATAATCTGTCATCTATGCAACGAACCATGTCCGACAAACGAATTAGCATTTTGGATCCAAGGGCAAGCGTTAACTTGGTCATGCAAGAAATGTCACGCTGTCAATGAGTCAAAGCCGTAAGCATCGAGGCTTTCGCACTGAGCGCGTGGTGGCAGATTATTTGCGGCGCTGGTGGGAAGGCGCCCAAGTAGGTCGAGGAGCTGGGCGAGACATACTCAATGTCCCGTTCGACTGCGAGGTTAAGGCTCGCTCAGCACTCGATATCCGGGGGACACTGCGCCAGATTGAAACTAGAACAGCTGAAAGCGGCTTATTGGGGTTCGCTTGCTTTCGGCTTAATGGGCAAGGCGAAACGGCAGAAGATTATGTTGCCATGCTTCGACTTGGTGATCTGGTGCAGTTACTTCGTGATGCCGGGTATGAAGATCGACGCGATAGCGTAAAAGACTCAGATATAACCAGATGCCTAGATTGCGGTATTTATGCACTTGGAGAACGATGCAAATTCTGTAGAGAGGATCAATAATGCCTATTTACGAGTTTGAATGCACCAACGAGTCTTGCGAGGCTAACTTGCGTTATGAGAAGGAATTCAAGATTAACGAAGATCACTTAGTCGAATGCGGCTTGTGCCACGAACCGATGAAAAAGATATATAGCTCATTTGGAATAGCCTTTAGGGGATCAGGCTTCTACAGTACGGATAATAGATGAAAGTCTTGTTAGCATGTGAAGAGAGCCAGGCAGTTACTAAAGAGTTTAGACGTTTAGGTCATGAGGCTTATTCGTGTGATTTATATGAAACTTCAGGTGATCATTCTGAGTGGCATATTCAAGGAGATGTAATTCCTTTACGCAATAAGGGTTGGGATCTGATAATCGCCTTCCCACCATGTACGCATTTAGCCTCATCGGGTGCGGCATGGTTTGAGGCCAAGAAAGCAGACGGTAGACAGCAAGATGCTATTGACTTCTTCATGGCTTTAGCAGCTTCAGACTGTGAACGTATTGCTATTGAAAACCCGGTTGGGATAATGTCTACTGAATGGCGTAAGCCAGATCAGATCATTCAGCCATGGCAGTTCGGAGACTCATTCAGTAAAAAGACTTGCCTATGGTTAAAGGGTTTGCCTAAGTTAGTGCCTACTAACGTTGTCGATCCAGGTGAAAGCATTACATACGCAAGCGGTGTAAAGATGCCTAAATGGTATGCAGAGGCATGGAAATTAAGTCCTGAAGAGCGTTCTAAAGTACGTAGTAAGACCTTCCCAGGTATTGCTAAAGCAATGGCTGAGCAATGGGGTGCGTTATGAAACGCCGTTCCGAGCAGGACTTATGTTAATGGATTTGACTAAGGCGGTACACTTACGGCTAGAAGCCTTCGAGGGCTTCAGAGCGAACCGCTTGCGGCTAGTTCGCTCGGTAGCGACCGTTGTTGGGATAGGTCTATCTATGGCACTTATGCCTAGATTAGAGGCTTCAATAGTGCCAAATAAAAGCATTACTTCATTAGCTGATTACCAGTTAACAGATAAACAATACAAATGTCATAACGAGATTATCTATCGAGAAAGTCGATGGAAGATCGATGCAGTTAATGGATCACATTATGGCTATTACCAAGGCAGATCAATAAGCCTCAAAGGCGCACCGGCTGATTATCAGTTTTGGTGGTATTGGTATTACACAACTAATCGTTATGGTATTACAGAGTACGATGAGCCTAACTATTGCTTAGCACTTAAGCATCTAAAGACTAAAGGTTGGCAGTAGACTATGACAATGCCTAAGTCTAAAGATCCTAGAGATAGCAGACAATGGCGTAGCCTAAGGTTGCGGATATTGGCTAGAGATGGATATACCTGCGGCTACTGCGGTCAGACAGCGGATACAGTGGATCACATTTTGCCAGTTGATAAACACCCTGATCAGGCCATGAGTCCTGATAACCTAATAAGTGCCTGCAAGTCTTGTAATTCACGCAAGGGGTCACGCTCACAAGGCGTTTTTTTAGCACAGACGTTTGCCCCCCCTGTTTTTCCGTCCTTCCTCTCTCCGACACGCTCCGAAATAGCCCAAGACAGTCCATTTACAGCCAGACCAGTGCAAGATTAACCCGATGGCTGCCAAGCGATCCAAAGCCTTACGAGGGGCAACTGAGCCTAGGCTTCACAGTCCTTATTTGAAGGGCAAGTCTAAAGTCGATGATGTAATTGAACTGGCTAAGCTCATCGAGCTGCCGCTTTTACCTTGGCAAGAGTTTATTTTGCGGGATATGTTGCGAGTGGACAAGAAGGGCAACTGGATACGCAAAACCAACCTAATCTTGGTCGCCCGGCAAAACGGCAAGACACATTTGACGAGAATGTTGATCTTGGCGCACTTAATCAAGTGGGATAGCAAGAATGTGATCATCGCGTCCTCTAATCGCTCGATGGCACTCGATACCTTTCGCCAAGTAGCCCACGTCTTTGAAAATAACGAAAACTTGATGCAGCTAGTCAAACAGATTAGATACGCCAACGGCACTGAGTCAATCGAGATGAAAGACGGTCGCAGACTTGATGTAGTAGCTGCGACAAGAGACGGCGCACGTGGACGATCCGCAGATGCGCTGTTTCTCGATGAAATCCGAGAATGGTCAGAAGATGGCTATCGCGCAGCAATGCCAGTAACTCGCGCTAGAGCCAATGCGCACACATTTTTGACTTCTAACGCTGGCGATGCTTTTAGCGCGGTACTTAACCAGCTGCGTGAGCGAGCCTTAGACAATCCGCCTAAATCATTTGGCTTCTATGAATACTCAGCGCCTCAGTATTGCAAGATTGACGATCCGAAGGCTTGGGCTATGGCGAACCCGGCACTTGGCTATTTAGTGACACTTGAAACGCTTGAAGAGTCGGTTGCAACCAGCCCGATAGAAAATACGAGGACGGAATTGCTTTGCCAGTGGATCGACTCGCTTAGTAGCCCTTGGCCGCATGGAATACTCGAAGAAACCTCAGATGCAACTCTTCAGATCCCGCCTGGCGGATATACAGTCTTTGGCTTTGACGTATCACCATCTAGGCGCAATGCTTCGCTAGTTGCCGGGCAATTACTCCCCGATGGACGAATAGGCGTTGGCATTTTGCAAACTTGGGAAAGCGCAGTCTCGGTCGATGATCTAAAGATTGCCGCCGATATTAAAGGCTGGGCTGATAACTATCGCCCACGCCAAATCTGCTTTGATAAATACACGACTCAATCAATTGCCGATAAATTATCTAATGCTGGCTGCGTAGTTCAAGATATTTCAGGTCAGCAGTTTTATCAGGCTTGCGGTGACTTGCTCGATGGCTTAGTAAATCATCGCGTAGTTCACAATGGCCAAGCCAATTTAATCCAACAAATGAATAACTGCGCAGCTAAGGTTAATGACTCGGCTTGGAGAATTATTCGGCGAAAATCCGCTGGCGATGTATCAGCGCCTATCGCTTTGGCAATGGTCGTATCAATGTTAATGAAACCACAACAAGTTGCGGCTATTTATACAGATTGACCTATATGTAGTGTATAATTGCGGTCTATGGGTATATTCGATCGCAAGCCAAAAGTAATCGAAGCGCAATACGCGCCACAGGTCATGGGCGAGAATATGCCCAGCCTTTACAATGCGATCGTTGCTCG